TGCTTCGACAGCCTTGTTAAGGTCCTCCTCAGAGATACGCCCCGAATCGTACAGAATGCGTGGGATCTGAAGGTAGGTAATCTGCTTCATGTGCGTCAGGAGATCATTGATGGTCTCCTGTTGCTTGAGTACAAGCTGCACTTCACTGAGACCTAGGCAGTCGATTCCTGACTGGTTCAGCGAGAACATCGAGTATGGGATGTAGTCGATCTTATCTTCGAATACGACCGCATCAGCCTGCTTGATGTAGTGCTGGATGATGCCCTGTTCACGATCGTAGTATTCGTAAATCGTGACCCACTGGAACGCATCACGAACTTGCGCTGTGTTGCTGGACTGGTTCTTGTCCATCAACCACTTGGGGAACCGGTCAGGCTCGACATCGCCGACCAGTTCTGCCTTGTACAGTCCAGATCGAACTCGATCCTTGAACTCTTCGAAAGAGATAACAGTGGCCTCAATCCAGT